ATGTTACGTTAGCTTCTGTATCTGCTACCTTATCTTTAGGTTCAGTTACAGTACAGGGTGCAACAAGCATTACTCTACCTAGTCTTTCTACTATAGGTTCTATTGGCAATATAGGAATTATTGGCAATGCCATTGTAAGTGTAGCAGTTTTTATAGCTAACAATGAAACTAGAGCAACTACTTCTTTAGGATCAATTCAAGTAAAAATAGGTACTGTTGCAGACTTAACTAGTCAGCTATTAAGCACTAATATAGGAACTGTTACTGTTAATGGTTTTGCTACTGTATCTTTAAATTCAGTTAATGCAACTTTTAGTATAGGTACATTAACATTTATTGGAAATGCAACTGTTAGTCTCCCTAATGTAAGTGGAACAGTTTTATTAGGAATAACAATTCCAAGTGCAGATGCAAATGTAGTTCTTGATAATCTTTTAAATAGTGGTGGACTTTACGATGGTGGTACATACGATACCACTTTATATAATATTGTAGCATTAAAATTAACTACAACACTCAGTTCACCTACTGTTATTGGTACAGGTATAGTAGAGCTACCTTCTTTAGTAGCTACAACTACACTTAATCCACCTACAGTATCTGCAAGTGCAACAGTAGTAATATCAGGATTTCAATTAAATAGTTCTTTAGGAACATTAACATTTATAGGTAATGCTAACGTAGATTTAAATGCTGTATCTGCTACATCAGCATTAGGTCAAATAACAATTTCAGCTACAGCCGTAGTTACACTTAATTCTGTATCTGCACAATTTACTGTTAGCTCAGAGTTAATTTTAAGAACTGTAAGTGCAGAATTATACGAAAGAACTAGAACAGTATATGTAGATTTTAAAGATAGTTATATAAGTAATGTTGCTCAAGTAGAAGAACAGAATAGAGTTGTTCAAATACCAGAAAAACAACATAATGCAAGATCTAAAATATTATTAGCAGCGTAAAGGGGAAAAGATGTCTTTTAAATGGCCTAACAAAGATCCTGATGAATCACTAGACTACAGCATTGATTGGTCTAGATTTTTAGGTGACGATACAATAGCAACAAATCCTCGTATATCGTGGTTTATAGATGCTGCAGATGGTGTAAAAACTTCTGTGCCTTTTGGTCAAGATGTTACTGTAGATGGTTTAACATCAAAAGGTGCGTTACAAACACAAACTGCTACTGTCGCAACTTTAAGACTAGAAGCAGGAACAGTTAATAAAACCTATAAAGTAACCTGTAGGATGACTTCTACACCATCAGGACTAGTTTCAGAAAGAACTGTTAAAATAAGAATTAAGGAAAATTAATATGGCTTATAACTTTCTAGAAATAGTAAATGAAATTAATAGACGTTTAAATGAAGTAGAACTTAACTCAACTACTTTTCCTACAGCTACAGGCTTTTATCAGACTGCAAAAGATGCAGTTAATTCTTCTATGAGACATATTAATCACGAGGAGTTTAGTTGGCCGTGGAATCATAGAGAAGAGGAAGAAACACTATCTGCTGGGATTGTTAGATATCCATATCCTGAAGATGCTAAACTTATAAACATGGATAGTTTTAGAATTAAAAGAAACGAAAAAATTACATCTACTGCACGAGTAAATGGTGCTATATCAAATGCGACTGCACTAGTAGTTGATACTAATGTAGGAACAATTACAGCAGGGATGACAGTTGTAGGAGATGGCATTGTTGGTACAGTAACTGTTTCTAGTTTGTCTGATCAAAATAATTTAGTTTTATCAACGTCACAAACATTAAGCAATGATGTTGCATTAAGTTTTTCTAAAGGACTAGGTGTAGAAACTAAAAAGTTAAAAGCAATGGACTATCAAGAGTATTTAGATAACTATGTAGACCATGAGTATAACACAAGTACTAATATAAGAACTGTACCTCGCAGTATAGTGAGGACACCTAGTCAAGAATTTGTATTCTATCCATGCCCAGATAAAGCATATGAGATAGTATATGAGTATTATCAAAATCCTGTATCTCTATCTTTGAGTTCAGATGTGCCTAGTATTCCAAAAGAGTTTCAACATGTGATTGTAGATGGTGCAATGTTTTATGCTTATCAATTTAGAGGCGATACACAATCAGCACAAGTATCTCAACAGAAGTTTGAGCAAGGCATTAAATATATGAGAAGTCTTTATATTAACAGATACAGCTATTTAAGATCATCCATGATTGTACATTCAAGTGGAGTGAATAACGTACTGAGAGTATCGTAAATGGCAACAGATTGGCAAACATTTCCATTAGAGTTTAAAGGTGGTTTAATATCTAATTTAAGTCCTTTACAGCAAGGTACAAATGCAATAGGTAGTGCGACTCTTCTTGAAAACTTTGAACCATCATTATCAGGTGGGTATAAAAAAATAAAAGGGTTTGATAAGTTCAATACTAGTGTAGTGCCTGTCTTAGATGGAAGTGGAAATGCTATAGGTAGCCCATCAGATGCACAGAAATTAATACAAATGGTGGCACTAGTTAGTAATGGGTATACTGCCCTCGTTGCTCGTAATGATAAATTTTATGTTGTTACAGCTAGTGCTATTACACAAGCTCATGCCAACAACGCTTCTAACATAGCACAAAGATCTGCTTTAAGTGGTGCTAAGATTAGATTTGCTAATTATAATTTTGGTTCAGGAGAAAAAACTGCAATTGTAGATGGCACAAACTCACTAGCATATTATGATGGTTCACAATCGGTAGCAACTAGAGTTAGTTTTTCTGATGAAACAGCAGCACAAACTTCGCCAACTGTAGGTGCTAAATTTGTGGTTGAATTTAAAAATCATTTAATATTAGGAAAAGGTAATACTATTGTAGTAAGTGCAGTATCTTCTGATAGCGATTTTAGACCAGCAAACGGAGGGCTAGAAGTTAATGTTAAAGATACAGTCACAGGTTTAATTGTCTTTAGAGAACAGCTTATCGTATTTACAAAAAATAGCATTCAAAGAATGACAGGATCTGCAACAACTGGAACAGATGGTTTTAAGTTATCTCCTATTACTAATGATATAGGTTGTATTAAAGAAGATACAATACAAGAAGTTGGTGGTGACGTTTTATTCTATGCTCCAGATGGTATTAGGTCATTAGCCGCTACGGAAAAGATTGGTGATTTTGGATTAGATGTTGCTTCAAAGCCTATTAAAAAAAATGTAGATACATTAACAGGAACATCTTTTGACTCTTATATTATTAGGGAAAAAGCACAGTATCGACTATTAGCTTACAATCAAAGTTTTTCTACAGGTGATTCTGAAGGATTATTAGCTACAAAATTTGTAGATCAAGGTGGTACAGGTTTAAATTGGGCAACATTAAAAGGTTTTAAATCGTATGCATCAGATTCAAGATATTATGGGGCAGTAGGTGCAGTACAAGAATTAATAGTGTTTGCACATGATGATGGTTACGTTTATCAAAGTGAAGTAACAAATGGATTTTCTGGAACTGACATTAGAAGCATTTTTGAATCTCCTTACATGCCAATACAAGATCCAACTATAAGAAAAACATTTTATAAATTGGGTTTGTATTTAGATCCTGAAGGACAAATTACTGCCACTATTAATGTTAAATATGATTTAGGTGAAGCTTCAGTTATACAGCCTAATGCAGTAAATATAACAACAACAGGCACAGCATTAACATTTTTAAATGTGTCATCTTCAACATATGATAGCGATACATATAGTGGAGATTTAGATAAATTGTATAACAGTAACGTAGTTGGTTCAGGTAAAACTGTAGCCATAAGAATAGAAGAAGAGTCAACTAATCCACCATTTAGATTGGATACTGCTGTATTAGAATATAGCATTGAGACTAGACAATAGCCATACAAGAAAGGAAACAGAATGGGAAATTCATATCAAACAAGGGGAGTCATAGGTAATGTAGGCTTACCTGTATCTGGTGGAATCATTAGAGAGGAGCATCTAAATAATGAGTTTACCAATATTATTGCAGCATTTAATTCTAGTTCAGGCCACTCCCATAATGGTCAGGATAGTCCTAGAGTTGTTACATTAGGTGCAAATTCGGAATTAGGAACATCTTCAAATGCTATTACACCAGGTACAGCCACAATAGATGTAGGTGCAAATGGTAATAAATTTAGAGATGGATTTTATAGTGGCACAGTGCATGGTGATACTGCAATACAATCTCCTAAAATAAAAGATACAAATGGTCGAGAAAGTATTGTTATTGCGGCTACATCTACCGCTGTAAATCATTTTACTGTAACAAATGCTGCCACAACAAACGATATTAGTATTTCAGCTACAGGATCTGATACGAATGTCAGTATGGCACTTACACCTAAAGGAACAGGTTTAGTTAAAATAGTTGAAGGTGATCTAGCTATTGTTACTGGTGGAACAGCAACCGCTGTAACTGCTAGTGCGGCTGAACTTAACAAAATGGATGGTGTAACATCTTCAACCGCTGAAATAAACCTATTAACTGGTAAAAGTTTTGTTGATGAAGATGATATGGTTTCAAATAGCCCAACAGCTATTGCATCTCAACAGTCAATTAAAACTTATATAGATGCCCAAAATACTGCACAGGATTTAGACATTCAAGGTGATAGTGGTGGACAGTTAGCCATAGATCTAGATAATCATGTATTAGATATTGCAGGTGGCACAGGGATTGATACTTCTGGATCAGGTCAGACAATTACTGTAGCCATAGATAGTACAGTAGCAACATTGACAGGTTCACAAACATTAACCAATAAGACATTAACAACTACAAATAGTATTAATACAGGAACAGGATTTGTAGCAGTTAAAAATGGGGGAGCTAGATCAGAGTTAAGACTTTATTGTGAATCTGCTAACCAACATTATCTAGCACTACTAGCTCCTCCACATGGTACATTTACTGGTAATCCAAATTTAACTTTTCCTACACCTTCAGGTAGTACTACTGATACACTTGTATCTCAAAATTCTGATGATACTCTTGCAAATAAAACTTTAAGACTACCAAAAGTAGATGACACAAGTTTTAATCATCACTACGTATTTGCAGTATCAGAATTATTAGCAGATAGAACAGTTACTCTACCTTTATTAACAGGTGATGACGAGTTTGTATTTAAAGATCATACACAAACATTATCAAATAAAACTATACAAAATT